AATGATTTTGGTAATCAACATTATACATCACCGTTAAACAGGTTTTATAAAAGACTTTGCCATATCATTGCAACAGCAAGTCAACCATTGTTAGAGGCTTTAAGTATTCAAATACGTCCTTCCTATACGGCATTAGACAAACAACAAACATTAAGAGTAAATGAAATTAAAAATAGGTTAAAGGAACAGTATAGTGAAATTTACGAAACGATTAAATATGCAAACTTGTCACTTCCACAGGAAATAGTGGAAGAAATCATTATAGATGTTATAATGGCCGACAGTGAAAAGAAATAAAAAACAATATTTGGTATATTATCTTAAAGATAATATTTTAATATTGGATGTTTTTGAATATTTGGAAAGTCTAGCTTCAGATATTGTTGATTATTTGTTTGAGTGGCATTTAGTAAAAGAAAATAAAGTAAAATTTCAAAAAAAGTTAGTCTTTTCTTTTTTAAATCAGAAAATAGAAGATGATATTTTGGTTTTTCAAAAAATAGCCAAAGATATTGATTGTTCTCTCTTATGTTTTTATAAACTTAATAACACATTTAAACAGTGGGAACTTTTTTATGAAAATCCAAATAAAGTTATAAGTGTTTGTAAATCAATGCTTAAAAATAAACTTCCTAATTTTTTTGAAAATAAAAATGAAGATGTTCGTTTATTTGAAAACATAAAAGGAACATTTAAAACTGTTCCGTGTTTAATTCCAACAGGAGAAGATGAATATTTTTTACAAAATTTTTTAAAAAAATTAAAAAGAGTATCTTGACAAAAGATATCCAAGTGGATAAAATAGAATGTCGTCTTTAAGTTTTCTTTTTTATTTAAAATATAATAAAGTAAAAGGTATTTAATTTATATTTAAAATTATTCATAGGTTTTTTAAAAACATGTGTAAATATTAATATATGAATTATTTTTTAGCATTGGTTTGTGTGGCTTTTTTGTCTGGATGTGTGTGTTTAAACCCTGAACACAAGAAATTAGCACCACCTATAGCAAACACAAACAGAGTAATTGACTCGTTAGAACAAACAAAAGACGAATTAACTAAAGCTGGTGATGCCAACACTATAGTTGGAACAAAGGTAGAAAGAGCTTTAACGTTAGCAGAACGCTTAGAGGTTCTTCTTAAACAAATTGAAGAAGAAAAACAAACATCGGAATCAAAAGAAGTTAAAAACCCCAATTAATTATGAAAAAAATACTACCCTTATTAATCTTACTAGTTTTATCTAGTACTAGCCTTGGACAGTTTTGGAAACCAAAAGCTAAAGCTACACCAACACCCGCACAACCACCCGTTACTGTCGTAGAAAAATCAAAAAATCCAATACAAGATGCAAGAGCACTTGTTAAAGAATTGCAAATCGAGTTAAATGTAGCAAAAACAGAAAACGCAAAGCTAAAAGATAACCTCACTCAAGCAAACGAAAACATTAAAAAAGGGTTTTTAGAAATTACAAAATTAAATGAAGAAATTAATGCATTAAAAGAATGGGGAGTTATTCAACAAGCAGAGGCTCAAAAATTTATGGAGAAATATAATAGTGCTGTTAAGCGTTATCATAGATTAAAGATCATTGCAGCAATTATTGCCGCTGCTGGTGGAGTTTTGCTTGGACTACAGTTTATGAATCTTGCACCACCTCCTTATAATTTAGGAATTCCCGTTGGTGGCGCAGCTTTGTTTGCATTTTTAGTATGGATGTTTTTATAAACTATGTGGAATTCCGTCACAAATACCTTTAAAAATATTTATGCTTTTTTAAATACTGGTGTTGTGCCACCAAACACTCCATTACCAGTTCGAGAAGAAATGAAGCGAATCAATCATTTTGCTTCTAGAAAATTTTTTATAGTTTTTACTTCTTTTTTGGGTCTTTGTTTTTTTTATTTTGCTAGTGTTGGAATATTATTTTTACTTCCACAAAATGGAACAGAACTGATAAGTGGTTATGTGACTATTTTTACTAAAACAATCGAAGTTTTGGCCGTTATTATTGCAGCATATTTAGGTGTTCAAGCTGTTGTCGATTTAAAGTACAGTAGTTCTTCTAATGTTTCATCTGAAACAGTTAAAAGTATTGAAAAAATAGACGAAAAGGTTATCACAGAACAAACTATGAAATATGCCGAAATTTATAAAGATGATCCGTCATATGCTCCTATAGAATGGGCTTTAAGTTATGACAAATAACATGAAAGTATTAGAAAGAGGGGATTTTGGCGAAGAAGTAAAACAATGGCAATTGTTTTTACAATCTGCTGGTTATAAGATCCCATACGTTGATGGTGCGTTTGGTCCTGAAACTGAAAGAGAAACATTAAAATTTCAAACCAAAAACGGTTTAAAGCCCGATGGTGTCGTTGGTCCTAAAACTTGGAAGTTCGTAACTACTGTCAGTAGTAATACACCACTTTCACAAAAATGGCCTAAACAAAACTATAATTCTATGGTAAATTTTTATGGACCAGTTGGTGAAAACCAAACAAGATTGGATGTTCCATATAAATTAAAAATTGCTTGGGATAAAAATGTATCTTTGAGCAAGATTACATGTCATCAAAAGTGTGCCAAATCTTTATATACAATATTTGAAAAAACTTTGAGCACATATGGACAAAAAGAAATTACTCGATTAAGATTAGACATCTTTGGTGGCTGTTTAAATGTCAGAAAGATGCGCGGAGGTTCTGCATGGTCTATTCATTCTTGGGGTGCTGCTGTTGATTTAGATCCAGACAACAACCAATTAAAGTGGGGTAAAGACAAAGCATCTTTTGGTAAAAAAGAATATGAAGATTTTTGGAAAATAGTTGAATCTGAAGGCTGGATTAGTTTGGGAAGAGCCAGAAACTACGATTGGATGCATTTTCAAGCAGCAATTCTATAATATTTTGATTATCAACAACTTACAAAATTAACATTTATGTTTTTGTAAGTCTTTAATTTTGAACAATTTATAAAAATGGATTTATCAGATATATACTCTACACAAGTTAAAAAAACATCTGTATCTATGTTACAAGTTGGTGGAAATTTTCCACAAATTGAAAAAGATCCAAATATCAGAAGATTAGAACAAGAAGTATATGCTAAAATGCGTAGTATAATGCCAAAAGAAGAACCACAACAAGCACCTAAAGACGAAGTTGTTGCACTATCATTTCAAGACGCATTAAAAGAACTTGCTGAATTTCAAAAAAAATAGTATAAATAAACATATGAGTAAATTTTCCGAACTTTTTGAACAAATGTATCTTCCATTACAAGGTTTAGTAAACGAACAAGAAGATATGGCAAACGAAACGCCTGAAGCCCAACCAGAAGTCGGTGTAGATACTGAAACAATGAGTGAACTTCCAATTTTATCAAATGATGAAATAGCACAATTTATTGCAGGATTAAAACAATTTTATTCTCAAGAAAATCCAGCATTAACACAAGACCAAATTGATCAAATTAAAAATGTAAACCCAAGAGACTCTAGAGAAGATTCTGCTATCAAAGCATCGATTGATGTTTTAATGAAAATTTTTAATGTTGGTGGAGTACAAACATCACCATCAACAATTCCAGATTCAACTTTTGAATAAAAATTTGATTTATTCTAAAATACTAGTAATATAGTATACATGAATAATGTAAGTTTTAATTTAAATTCGTTAACCAAAGAAGAGGTATCAACAATTTTAGAATCCTTATTGTTTAGTTCTTCTGTTGATGTTTGTGCAAGTTGGTATAAAGAAGATTCTTTAAACATGTTTAATTTAGCAAAAAAAATTCGAAATAATTTTCCAGAAATTTTAATTGATAATGTTTATATTATCGAAGATAAACAAAACAATTTTGAACTTAACGATAAACACACTAAAAAAATTGTAGAATTTTTTCCTGAAATCAAAAAAGAGAAAATAGAAAATTTATGAAAATTGCAGTAATCGGAACAGCCAACATAGGAAAGTCAACTTATATACAAGACTTTTTAAAAAAATGGCCAATGTATAAGTTGGTCGATAGCGAATATCGAAAACTTTTAAAAGAAAAAAATCTTCCCCATAGCAAAGATGGAAATGAAGAAAGTCAAAGAATCATTCTAAATTGTTTAGTTGATGAAGTAGTCAAGTATTCAAAAGATGAATTTGCTATTTTTGATAGATGTGTTGTTGATGTATTGGCATATTCAACTTGGTTGCATTTAAATGGAAAAATTTCTGAAAAGTTTTTAGATGAACAAAGAATTTTAATCCGAGAGACTTTAAAATTATATGATGTTTTATTTTTTATACCTTTAACTAAAGTTGCTCCAGTAGAAATAGAAGATAATGGAATTAGAGAAACCGATCCAGTTTATCGTGAAGAAATAGATACGATATTCAAAGCATTTCAAGAATCTTACCATCGTGGTGATGGTAGAGTTTTTCCAAAAGATGATTGTCCAGCAATCATTGAAATATTCGGAAATCCAGAACAAAGATTGAAAATGACAGAGCTTTATCTAACACAAGAAGGTAAATGCTACGGAGAAGAAGAAAGTTTAATCTCTGATATTATCCCTGCTAAATTTTAATCTTGATATTTTCCAATTTCTGGTTTAAGATTGGGAATAATGACCATACCCCAAACTTACATTCTTAATAAACTTTATTCATATGCAATGGATCCAGTTTTTAGGAAACATGATGGAACTTACAATGCTGGTTGTCCTGTTTGCCGAGAGGGTAAAAGTCTAGGAAAAAAGAAAAGACTTTTTTATTATCCAACATCAAACACTTTTCATTGTTTTAATTGCTCAAAAACTTGGTCTGCTTATTCTTGGATTTTGAAGGTATCTGGCCTTTCAAAAGAAGAGTTGCAGTATGAAATAAACAACAACACTTTTTCAACAGATGTTGGATCAAAGCCACTTTTAAATCCACAAAAAAGAAAAAAAGTTACAGATCTTCCATACGATTCAATAAATCTTTTTGATGAAACACAACAAAAGTATTATTTAGATAATCCATATTTTAAAAAAGCTTTGACATATATAAAAGAAAGAAGATTAGATCAAGCTATCAATAAATCTCCGAATCTTTTTATAAGTTTAACAGATTTTACACATAAAAATAGGATTTGTATACCTTTTTACGATAGAAATAAAAAAATTTGTTTTTATCAAACAAGAGCTATTGATAATACAGAACCTAGATATTTGGGCAAAGAGAATTCCGATAAAACAATATTTGGGATTGATAGAATTGATACATCTTTAAATTATATTTTTATTTTCGAAGGACCGATTGATGCAATGTTTGTAAAAAATGCTGTTAGTGCAGCAGGTTTAAGTTTGACACAAACACAAAAATCACAATTAAGCGAATTTCCATTTTATGAAAAAATTTGGGTTTTAGATAATCCGAAATTTGATGAAACAGCTAAAGAAAAAACTAAAGAACTTTTATTGAAGGGTGAAAAAGTTTTTAAATGGCCGTCTGGTATGTCCTATAAGGATTTCAATGCAATGGCTATGTTTGAAGATCTTAACGAAATTCCTTATCAAAGGATTATCGATAATGTTTTGAAGCTTTAGCCACCTGCTTTTAATTGTTCCGTATCACGAAGTTTTTTAGGAGCCGTAATGATATAAGTGTTAAGAATTTCTTTTAATTTTTCTACTTCACCAGCAATACGAGTAATACTATCCGAAGCTTTTCTTGTTACACCACGTAACAAACTACCTGCACGATCACCATCTGCCAAAATTTTATGCAAAGATTCAGAAGAAGGATCATTTAAAAAGCTTGCAAATTCATCTAATTTTGAAGACCAGTTTCTAATAGAATTAATAGTTTCTGATGTCATTTCTGCTGGATTACCCTCCACATCAAATTGATCAGGAGCAGTTTCTGCTTCTAAAGAATTTTCAAAATCTTTTTTATTTGTTTCTGGTGTAAATTCTTCTGGTGACTTCATATCACCACTTGCTGGTTCTTCTGATGGTGTTATAGCGACTTCTTCTTGTTCTTTTAACAAAGCAGCCATGAATCTAGCTGAAAAAGCATCATACGAGGAAAGATCCAAAGAAATTCTTTTAGTATTATCTTTTAAAATTCGATTTCTTTCTTTCTTTTGGCAGCAACAGTCTTTTTTCATAGTCGTTTTTGGGCTTTTTTTCTTGGATTTCATGTGTATGTATGATATATTTACTCTTATCTATGTCTGAAATTTTAAATAATTATCATTTTGTTGTTGCAACTCCACAAACTAAAAAGGATTTTCACAGTAAAAGTCAAATTAGTTTGTTTTTTGATAAAGCAAATATTGAAAATTACACTGTAGTTTATGAAAATAAGGAAGGTTTACCTAAAATATATAATAAGTTTCTTACAGAAGACAATAGAAACAAAAATATTGTTTTTGTGCATGATGACGTTCTTATTGAAGATTTGTTTTGGAAAGAAAAGTTGGACATTGCTTTTGAAAAATATGATATTATTGGTTTAGCTGGTTCTAAAAAATGTAATTTGTCATCTGAGATTCCTGCATGGCATTTGATGTGCGAAAGAAATGATTTAGTTGGCGAAGTTTCGCACTCAAAAGACAAACAAAATTGGACTACCGTTTTTGGTCCATCAGATGCCAGAGCATTAATATTGGACGGTCTTTTTATTGCTGTTAAAGTTTCAAAACTTTTAGATACAAATACTAAATTTGATGAAGATTTTACTTTTCATCATTATGATATAACATTTTGTTTAAATGCAAATAAAAATAAATTGAAAATGGGCGTTTATCCAGTTAAAGTTACCCACTTTGGATTAGGAGATAGTATGAATTCCGATCAATGGCGTCAAAGCGCAATACATTTTAAACAAAAATATAAAATATGAAAAATAGAGATACGAGATTTTTTGATTTTTTAAATTGGGTTTTTAAGAAAAGTAAAAATAAACCCGAAAACTATCAACCATCAATATTTTTATTGAATCGTTGGTTGTCTATGGCTGAATTTCACTTTGCTAAAATTGTAAATTTGACTACAAACAAATGGGCCAAGAATTTTTCTGAAATTAATTATGGAGATTTTTATTATACAATGTTTCCCAAATACGGAAAAAATATAAATTATATTAAAAAAACAAAAAACGAAAGAAGTAAGGATAATGAAGATTATAAAAACATAGCTAATTTACTGGAATGTTCTGTTAGAGAAGTGGAAATGTATAAAAATACACTTGAAGAACTGAGGATACAGTCTAATTAAACTTATATGATAGCAAGACCCAAGCAAGAAGACCGCATTGGCGGAAAAGTACAATTAGACAACTACATAGGACATGAAATGAACCTAGAAGGTTGGTCCTTAACAAAAGTTTTAGATGACATTTTAATGTGTCAATATATCGATGTGAACGAAGATGGAACTGAAATAAAAAGAGGTTCCATTTGGGTTCCAATTAATACAGTTAACTTTACATGGCGTTTAGCAAAAGTATTGATCGCAGGACCTGATTGTAAAACTGTTAAAAAAGATGATGTTGTTATGTTTCCTAATGACAAAGGAATACAAGTAGCAAACATGAATGGTTTAAAAAATGTAGTATTTTTAAACGAAAGTCGTATTTTTGGTGTTTGTGAACCAAAAGATTAATAATGAAAGTTAGTTGGGGCGATTTAAGAAAACTTTGTTTAAAAAATGTTGTTGAATTAAAGTTTGTTCGTCGCAACAAATTAAGATATCCAGCAACTAGAAGAATGCTTTGCACTTTAGATACGGTTCTTTTAAATTCTGATTTTGGAAAAGAAACATTAAATTTTAAACCTCCTAGATATGCTCCACCATATGATGCAAAGTCAAAAAGTTTATTAACAGTTTGGGATATCATCATGCAAGATTGGAGAAATGTTCCAGTTGATGCTTGTGAAATGGTAGTAGCAGTCCCTACATCGCCACAAAATAAATTTTTAGAATTTTTCGATAAAAAAATAGGAAAAATGTCGGCCTTACAAAAGAAATCCTTTATGGACAAATAATATGACTATCCACGGATCAAAACTTGAAACTGCTTGTAAATTTTTACTTCAAAAAGATTTAAATTTAGAATTTAAAAATAAAACTTATAAACAAGGAAAATTAATTTTATTTTATCAACGTAATTTTTACATTACTTTTGTAATGAATACTCTAAAAAAAGATAATGAAAAAATAGAAATACCAATTCCATACGAAATAGAGCTTTACGAAGAAGATAATTTGGTGTACTTTGATTATAGACTAAAAACGTTGGCAAAACATGCACCAGAAATTGAAACAAATATTATTCTTTACCCCAAAAAAGTTAAAAACAGTAAATTTTGGGATAGTATATTATTAATCAATACAAATGAATAACAATAGACAAATATATAGTGTATTTTCTGGTACATTTTACGAAATTCCAGAAAAAGATATCAAATTAATTGATATTGGTCAATTACCGTTGATTAAAAAACCAAGTTCTAGCTGTAATAAATGCTATGGTAGAGGTCATTTAGGCCGCGATGCTAAAAATCTAACATATCAAATATGCAAATGCATTAGAAAAAACATCGATTTTGAAGTAATAGAGAACTTAAAGAAACAAAATATTCCTTTATAATACTTGTAACCGCGCATAAGTAATTTCAATGAAAAATTACACCTTTGCGTGGGAAATTCAAACTTTATTAGAGCAGTTTGTTTCGGCTTTTAATGATGTAATCATTAAAAGATATGATAAAAACAAAAATGCTATCGCTCCAACGAGCGGTTTTAAAGTTAGATATATTTATGCACCAAAACAAAGGGTAATAAATAGTCTAACAACACCCGCACCGGGCGGAATCACTGCACCTGTCATTGCTGTTAACATAACAAGCATTTCAAGAGACAACAATCGCGTGTTTAACAAACATGAAGGATTTGATGTTGCTTATGTCCCTAACGATGGAAGCGGAACATACGTAAAAAACATACACCAGCCAGTTCCAATTAATATTGGTGTTAATATGACAATATTGACAAAATATCAATCGGATATGGATCAAATTTTAACTAATTTTATTCCATATTGTGATCCTTATGTTATTATTTCTTGGAAATTACCAGCAGTATCTAAATCGTCTATTCCATATGAAATAAGATCAGAAATTTTATGGAGCGGAAATGTTAATTTAAACTATCCAACTGATATATCTCCAACTCAAGCCTTTCGTTTAACAGCAGATACAAGTTTTACAATTAAAGGTTGGCTGTTTAAAAAGATGGATGAAACTATCAATAAAATTTACACAATACAATCTGATTATTACGATGGAAGGTTATTGGTACAAGATCCTGCAAAATCTCTCATACAAAGTTTTGAAGATGTTTTCGGTCCTTGGGAAGATTATTTAGGTACACAGCTTCCACAAGACGAATTACCGGAACTTCCTCCACAACCTGGTGAAAACATCCTAGCAAATGCATTAATAGCATTCGACGGAGCAATATTAGTTGATATTGAAGGGAACATTTTGATAAATATATAATAATATATGGCACAAAGGAATTTTACACAATTTAGTTCAAGAACTTTTCCTTTAACTGGTGATTATGTCGTTGGTTATAAAAATGATGGTTCAGAAGAAATGCGAACAACCCTTCAGAACATTATTGATTTAGTTTATAACTCAGAACCAAGAAACTCAAGTGGATTTAGTATTGTTAAAGCTAATTCTTCATTTTGGGCTTATAATGGAACAGATTTAAAACAACTTTCTGGTAATTGGCAAAGTACATTCAACACAGTATGCTCTTTATCTACTCTTTGGGATGCAGAAGCAGAATTTATTGACTTAACTAACTTTGTTAATACAAATTCATCAAATTGGACTTATCAAGGTACAGACATTAAAGCATTAACGGCAAATTGGCAATCAACTTATATCTCAGTTCAAAATAATGGAGGAACCACTTGGAATTATCAAGGAACAGATGTTAAAGAATTAACAGGTAATTGGCAAACAACATATTCAATTGTTAGCAGTAATTCTGCTTTATGGAACTTGGGTGGTTTCGGTTCTGGAGCAACAGGCGCAACTGGCGCAACAGGTGTCGGAGTAACTGGTGCTACTGGAACACAGGGTCCAATTGGTTCTATCGGACCAACGGGCGCAGCAGGACCATCTACTTCATATTATGAATTTAAAGCAGATGTTAATGCAACAAATACACCACCAAATGCTGGTACTATTAGATGGAATAATTTAACACAGTTAAGTGCAACACAAATTCATACAAGTCATTTAACTGATACCTTTCTTGATGTTGATATATTTTTAGCCTTACTTAAAGAAAATGATACATTAATTATTCAAGATAGAAATAATTCTGCAAATTATCAAAGATGGAGAGTTAATGCAGCACCAATTATAGCTGATAATAGTTTTATTACATTTCCAGTTACTTTAATAAATTCAACCACTACATTTAGTAGTAACCAATCTTTAATTTTAGCAGTAGTTTCAGCAGGTATAACTGGACCTATTGGTCCAACTGGACCAACGGGGTCAGGACAAACTGGAGCCACAGGACCAACAGGAGTTACTGGATCAAATTTTAATTATGCATCAATTACATTAAACCAAACATTGTCTTCAAATGCTGGTTATATTTTTGATACAACAAGCGGTCCATTAACTGCAACTTTACCTTTAAGTCCTGCAATTGGTGATTTTATTAATATAACAGCAACGATTCAGCCAGGAAATCTATTAACTATTGCAAGAAATGGTAGTAATATAAATTCTTCTGCTAGTGCTTTAGGTGTTGATGTATCAAGTAATTTTTCTTTGGTTTACACAACATCATCTATTGGATGGAGGTTTATTCCATATTCAGGATTAACAAATCCAACTATTAAAATTTATAAAGCAACATGGCTTTCAGGGTATGTTAATTTAAATAATACAAATAGAATAGCTTTTACAGATAATGCTATTAATACAGACTTAGAAACTTTTGGAGGAATTACAAATCCTGGAAATGTATCCACAAATTATATAACTATTAAAAAAACTGGTTATTATAATATTAATGCAAATATTCATTTATTTGATTTATCAAATGGTATTGATGTAATGATACAATTATGGAAAGATGAAGGTTCTGGCGCAGTTTTACAACAAGCTATAGTTGATTTTCAAAGCGGTGAAGCTGATACCGATCAAATTCTTTTTGGAAATGCTTTATTAAATGTTACTGTACCTGATACAAAAATTTGGCTGCAAATAAATCATAATGGAGCAACATTAGGTATACCCGAAGCACCATTTCCATCTTCTAAAGACACAATTGGTGGCGCATCACCAGGTGGTAAATCACCACCAGATATTATCATAACAAAATTAGCATAAATAAAAAAATATGATTACACTTTCAAATTTATATCCAATTCAAAACATAGGTTTTACTGGTGCTACTGGTGGAACTGGAACAACAGGACAAACTGGAGTTACGGGACAAACGGGACCAACGGGTTCATCTGGAATTACAGGACAAACTGGACCAACAGGATCAACTGGTGGAACTGGAACAACAGGACAAACTGGAGTTACGGGACCAACAGGACAAACTGGACCAACTGGATTAACTGGTGGAACTGGAACAACTGGATTTACAGGTCCCACAGGATCAACGGGATCAACTGGATCAACTGGAGTCACAGGACCAACTGGTAATACCGGAGTTACGGGTCCAACAGGTGCAGGAACAACGGGTACTACTGGAGCAACAGGACAAACTGGATCGTCGTTTGATTATATTTCAATAGAATCCAATAGTACAACTTTAAGTTCTAATGAAGGTTTTATTTTTAATACATACACATCACCAATCACCGCAACACTTCCATTAAATCCATTAACTGGTGCATTTATTAATATTACATTTGAAAAATACAGTTCAAATAATTTAACAATTGAAAGAAATGGAAGTAATATTGACGGTGTTGCCGAAGATTTAATTTGTGATGTATCAGGAAACTTTTCTTTAATTTATACAAATATTGTAGTTGGTTGGAAATTTATTCCATATTCAGGATTAACATTTGCACCCGCAACTCTAACATTAGATACAGTTACTA